TCTTGATGTAACAGGAGCTATCACTGGAACTGGTGATCTGACCATTGATACCAATACTTTACACGTTGATTCTTCTAATAATCGGGTTGGTATAGGTACAACAAGTCCAGACTCAAAACTAGAAGTTCAAAGCAGTTCATTAGCTACAAAACTGAAAATATCAACATCTGCTGTTCAAGATGCTGTAGGTAATAATCACGGTATATTAGTTTTTGAAGGTAAAAATGCTAGTGGAACAGTTTATGAAGCAGCTTCAATACAATCAGTCTGCGAGGATAGTACTGGTACTAGAAAGGCTGCATTGGCATTTCTTACTGCTGGTTCAACTCCGGGAAACCTTACAGAAAAGCTAAGAATTACTAATGATGGAAATGTAGGTATAGGTACAACAAGTCCGAATGAAACTCTAACAATTATAAATTCTGCAAATCATAGTACAAGTCCATGTTACATAAAAGCTAACGGCTCAAATAATGTTAGGGTTTTAGGTTTACAAAGTTTGCGAGCAGCAACAAGTGGTGGAATTGCTGGTTCATTTATTGAATTTTTTAAAGCAAATGGAAGTGCAATTGGTAGTGTAACAGGAGAAAATTCAATTTCATATAATACAACTTCTGACTATAGGCTTAAAGAAAATGTTGTCGCTATATCTGATGGAATTACTAGATTAAAAACTCTTAAACCATCAAGATTTAACTGGATAGTAAATCCAAGTACAACAGTTGATGGATTTTTAGCTCACGAAGTTACAGCAGTACCAGAAGCCGTAACAGGAACAAAAGATGAAGTTGATGAAAATAACGAGCCAGTTTATCAAGGAATAGATCAAAGTAAACTTGTACCTTTACTTGTAGCTGCCGTACAAGAGTTAATTACAAAAGTTGAAACCCTTGAAGCTGCTTAGTATAATTGGATAACTTAAAATAATTTATGTCAAAACCTACTCTTGAAGAACTGCAAGCAGAATTGCAAGATGTTGTTAACAGACACAACCAAGCACAAGAAGTTGTCAAGCAATGTCAAACAAGGTTTACTGAATTAACAGCTATCATTAAAGATAGAACTGAAGATTAATTACACTTCCATTTCTTAAGAGCTAGTCCTTTTCTTGTAAGCTTACCGCCTTTACTGGTAGCACCTTTAACACCTTTCATTCTGGCACAAAAAGATTTACGTCTTTTAGCTGCTTTACTACCACGTTTAACTTTACCTGTTACTGGTGCTTTTAGATTGCTACCTGTTTCTCTATTAATTTTATCTCTACCTTTTTTAGTAAGGCCACCAGTTTTACTCTTGTGTTCTTTGCGTAGCCTTACTGATTTGGCCATTAGTTAGATATACCAAAAACATTACTTTCAGCTAATCTTCTTTGTACTTCATGTTGAAAAGCTATATCTGTTTTATATCTAGGATCTCTCATAGCAGCTACAACTTCTGCATTAGATCTAAATACTTTTGTATTAGGAGAAGCAGATGTTCTACCACTTATTAATCTAGGTTCTACACCCATAGCATTTTTATACCTGGTGAACATTTCTTGTACTGCAAGAGTAACTTTAGGAATGTTTCTTTTTTCAGCATCTACAACTTTATCAAATTCTTGTAGTTCTTCTTTAGATATATTGCCATCCATCCATTGCAACATTTCCATGTACTTATCTTCACCACCTGCAATACCTACAATATCTTCATACTCAGGAAAACTAGGATCAGCAGCAGCTTGTTCTGTACCTTCTTGTGGTTTTAAACCTGCTAAATAACTATCTATTACGTTTCTTGTAAGGCCAGTAGATTCTAATTCTTTGTAATGTTCTTCTGAAATAGTACCGTTGTTTTCCTGGTAATACTTATTTATAGCAAAAGGATCTATATCACTTTGTTCAAATAGTTCTCCTAACTTTTCACCGTATTGTTGTTTTGCCAGTTCGTAATTAACAGATCCATCTTCTTGATATTCAACAACATCTTCTGCAACAGGCTCTTCTTTTGTTTTTGCAACATCACCTAACTTACCTTCTAACTCTTTGTAACTTGCAGCAAGAGCTTCTACACTATCAAACTTGCCTAAGATTTTACCGTTATCAGATTTGTTTTCGTCAGCAAATTTTTCTAAATCCTCTTGTGACATAGGAGGAGTTTCGTTTGACTGTAAGGATGCTTTCATAATTAATTAGCTATTAGTAATAGTATTACCATGTGCAGTAACTTTTTCAACTGGTTTAGTTGGTTCGGGTGTATCGTTTACACCTAAACTACTTACTACTGCTACTTCTTCTTTAGTATAGCGACCATTTTGGTCACGTTTTTTTGCTGTTTTTTTAGTTGGCATTTGGTGTTACCTCATTTTGTAATAGTTGAGCTTCCGCTTGATTTTTAGGATCTAATAATTTATGACCCTGTAATGCAGAAGGAGCTAGATCTTTTATAAGCTGCTGTTGCTGTTCAGCTTGCAACTCTTGAGCTATCTCTTCTTTTGATTTTATCAAATTTAAAGTTTCTATACCAACACTATTAGCTAACCTTATAATTGCCTCGTCAATGTTCATGTACCTTCTCATAACATCAACACCTAATGCTTGAGCTATCGTGCCTATAAACTCTATAAGTTTAGCTTTATCTGCATCCCTTCCAAGACCATTTATACCTGTTACTATTTTTGGTCTTACTAACCTGTCAGGAAGTTTAGGTGCTTTACCTGCTCTTATAAGTAGATGTAATTTTCTACGTAAATATTTGATTTGAAACTCAGAACTTAACACAGAATATATACCACCTAACGTAGCTTCTAAAGCATTACTCATTATTTGTATTTCAGTACTGGTCACACGTTCTGCATCCCTTTGTATGCTTTTAGTCATAAGAAAGGCATCTTCTAATCTTTTCTCCAATGTTGCCTTTACTCTTTCAGCTACAGCAAAGTCATTAGCTTTATTAGTTTGCAATGTAGATACATCAGTAGCAAGTCCTTCACGTACTGCACCATTAGGTGCTTGACTTACTGCCTTTGGTGAAGTTACACCGTTGGGATTTATAAAATATATTGTACGTGCAGAGGCAGCAGCACCCTCTACTATTGCTTGTGTTAATGCTTCTAACGTAATAAGATCACCTTTGTATTCATTAACGTATGACGTACCATAATTTGTATCTGTTTGAGTCCAACGTAAAACTATAAATGGTGATACATCAACAGGTGAAATGCCATCTGTACCAGGTATCTTTTCTCCTTTACATTCTTGAAACCATACATGATTATTACCTTGACGTTCTAGTTTTGTATAAATATCTATTTCCGTACCATCCATAGATTCTGTATAATTTTCTTTTTGTTTTATCTGCTCATAAAATTCTGGATCTAATGCTTTAGTTGATACAGATTCTTTTGTTACTACAGTAAGTACGTTACCTACTTCATCCCTTTGTACTACATAACGATCTAAGTAATAAACTTTTAATCCATCTTCTGTTATGTATAGCAACACGTTACCTACAACTATCAAATGCTTAAGTGCTTCAAACATTGCTACTCTATCGTTGCTAGTTTCTATATCTGCCATAACTGCATTTTCTAAACCACGTAAACCTTTATCTATCTCAGCCATAATTTCAGTTTGACCACTCTTTTGTAGTTCTAATTCATCAATTATTAATTTAAAAAACGGTGTGTTAGGCGGTATTAATGCCATTAACATTTTTGCTGCAAGACTATTTGTACCAGCAGCACCTAATGCTTGCATTGGTGTTTTTATTTTTTGTTTCTTTGCAGAATTATTATTAAATAAACTAGGTATTGTTAATTTTGCACAGTCATCACCATCACGTTCATACGCAGATCTATCTATAGACAGAGTGTTATATAAACTTTCTGCTGTTTGTTGTGTTTCCATTTTAATAATTTAGATCACGACCTGCACTAGGTAATAAAGGTATGCGTAATGAACTTGTACCTAATCTTCTTCTTGTTACTGCTGCACCTGTAGTTCTTGTACCAATTTCCGTTCCATCAGTTTTTTTCTTAGTTGCAGTTTTTGTAGGAGTTTGTTGTACTGTACGTTTCCTACCAGTTATAGGAGCATCCGCAGTTTCTTCTGGCATAGGCGGTGTAGGTCTTGGCTCTGGTAATGGTGGTGGAGGTGGTGGGCTGCCGAAAATGCACATTAGATTTGACCCTCTAATACAGTTGAACTTAACATAGTTTCTTTTTGTCTTTCTTGATGTTTCTTTAAAAAATCTACAACTGATCTTTGACCAGCTTTGTACCATATTTGTCTATCATCATCTAATAGATCTGGTGGTTTGCTTGGGTAGATAGTATCTAAAGCATCTAGCAATTCATCATTTAAATATGGTAAATCGCTTGCTGACATAAAAAAACTAAATTACTTTACTTTAATATAACGTGCAACAGCAAAATATCACACTCTTGGTAATTAAAACGTAGGATTCCATAATCTAACTTCTCCTGTATCGTAGTCATAATCTCCTTCTCTTAGTATGCGTACTAACCTGGCATTTAATATAGCATCAGATATACCATTACCTTTTTTATCATAAGTCTTTACAACGAGATCCCACATAGATGGTAAATCTTTTGCAGAGTCTAATATTTTTGTAGCTGATACCATACCTAAACCTTTTATACCAGGTACACCATCTGTAGCGTCACCTGCTATTGTCATTGCCATAAAATTTTTATCAGCTTGTGTTCTTGTTATTAGTTCTAACGTGTCACCTGCTAACAATAAACCAGGTATTGTTTTCATATCTTTATCAACAGATACTATGACAGGATTATCATATTTATTGTTTGTACTAAGTAAACCTAATACGTCATCACCTTCTAAATTAGGGTAACTAACTGACTCATAATTATTTTTAATCTCTTCAATAACATTACCTAAACCAAGTGGATGTCTTTTATCTATTCTATTTATTTTGTATTCTGTAAATATTTCATGTCTAAATGTAGGATAACTTGTAAAACACATAATAATATCATCACTACCTTTATAACCTTCTGTATCTAATATAGTTTGATAATGTTTTAGTTTAAAATCTATCATGCTCATTGCTTCTCTTTCATCCATAATTAGATGATGATTATATTTGTCGAACCTTATATCGTGTTGGGCTGCACAACAAGAAGAATAAATTAGATAGTCTGCATCTATAAGTAAGGTCATAATTAAAAATAGTTAGGGTATGCTCTTAATCTGGAAGTCTCAGCATCATAAAGAAGTTTATCAACTTCTCCTGTCATGCCTGTATGTCTAGACTTCAGTATCTTCATTTGTAATTGTGATCTTTCATCAGCAGAGTTTGACAACTGATTCCTAACTAACGATATGCAAAGATCTGACATTTGTACAAGTCCATGAGAACCACGAAAATCACGTAAACTTACTTCTGCACCTTCTTCATGTCCTTTACCAT